TGAAAGCGATTAGCGACCCAAGCGGCCACAGCCTCTTTATGGAAGAATAAACGTGTGTCCTACTCTGTAAAATGACTACTCCCGAACATTGGGGGTAGTCATTTTTTTAGGAATGGGAACCGACATTACGAAGGCCGAGGATAAGCTCGACAAATTCCGCGATCACCTGCTGCACCGCACGGCACTGACCACCAAGGAGGAGCAGACGCTGGAGAAATACCGCAAATGCTTTGCCTGGCGGTGTAAGCTGTTCAGTCCACAGCAGTGCGTGCAGATGCTGATGCAGGAGTACAGCATCAAATACAGCCAGGCGTATCAGCTCATGGCCGAATCGGCGCGGCTGTACGGCAAAGTGGACGACATTGACCGGGAAGGCACGCGAAAGGTGCTGATCGAGAACCTGTACGTGGCCATGTCGATTGCCGTGAAGGACAAGAACTCGGAAGCGATCATTTCGGCGGTGAAAGAGATTGGCAAGCTGAGCCGGGTGAACGAAGAAACCGGTCAGTTGTCGCCGGACGATCTGATGCCCGCGCGGGTGGCCAAGTACGTGCAGAACAACGTGACGGTCAACAATTTTGGGGGTAGCGGCATGGAGGGCCTGGCCGATGAGTAAGGAGGCTCTGATTAACCTGAACCCCAAGCAGTGGGTGTTCCAGAACGCGGTGTGCAACAACCAGGCCGACGAGCTGAAGGACGGCGTTGGCTACAACAGCGGGTTCCGGGCCACGTTCCAGGGCGGGCGTGGTTCGGGCAAAACGCGCGAAATGATGCACCTGATGGCAGAAAGCGCGTTTCAGTTGCCCCAGGCTAAGGTTGGCCTGGCGGGGTTGACGTTCCGGCAGGTGCAGGACATCATGCTGGCGCAGAGTGGCGACGTGTTCCGGGAGCATGGTTTGCTGGAGTACAACCCGAAGTTAGGGTTCGGCCACTACGTGATTAACCGACGTCCACCGGACCACTGGCGTCAGGCGCACCAGGCCGTGCGGACGTTTGAGAACTGCATGATCTTCGCCAATGGCTACACGGTGCAATTCATATCGGCCGATCGGGAAGAGACCACCCGGGGAGCCAACTTCGATCAGTTGTTCATCGACGAGTCGGCCACGATCAAAGAGCGGTTTTTCAACCGGGTACTGCGTCAGACGGTCCGGGCGAACAAGCACGTGTACAAAGACAGTCGGAAAGGGCGGAAAGGCTTCAACCACCCGCTGCACTGGCTGATTGCCGATTTCACGTCGGCACCGTGGCTCCCCGAAGGACAGTGGGTGTACAAGACCGAGGATCTGGCGCAGGCGCAACCGCACAAGTACTTCTTTCTGGAGAGTACGGCGTACGACAATCTGGTGAACCTGCCGGGCAACTACATCGACGATCAGCGCGACAGCAGTACGGAGATCGAGTTTCAGGTGGAGGTGCTGAACCACCGGATCAGCAAGCTACCCAACGGGTTTTACAACGCCCTGGACTCGGAGCGGCACACCTACAACACCATGTACAGCTACGAGTTTGACGACGAGAAGCGGTTGTACGTACACAAGCGGACGGACTACGATCCGGGTAAGCCGCTGGAGCAGAGCTGGGATTTCAACGCGGAGTTTACCTCGATGGTTGTGGCGCAGGAGCTCCAGGGCGAACAGCGGTTTATTGACACCCTGTATATCAAGTACGCGGATGTGAGCCTGGTGGAGAAACTGACGGGTGATTTCATTGAGCGGTACCGCGACCACAGGCGTAAATTGGTGGTCATCTATGGCGACAATGGAGGCAGTAAAAAGGACGCTGGCCGTAACAAAACCTTCTACCAGATTATCAAGGGCTTACTCACAAAGGCAGGCTGGTCTATTCAGGACAAAGTTCAGGACGCTTATCCTGCCTATCACATTCGACATCGTGTCATTAACACGTTACTTCAGGAGAGCAACACACGATTACCAAAGATTCGTATCAATGCATTGAACTGCAAAGCTCTATTGATCTCACTCCAGAACGCGCCCATCGACGGCACAACGTTCGAGAAAGTCAAGACATCGGAACGGAACAAGAACTTGCCTCAAGAGTATGCAACGCACTTATCTGATGCATTCGACTACATTCTATTTCGCAAGTTCTCCAAGCTGATCAGCGTCAGCGGCAACCGGACCAGTGGCATCGTGATCCGTTAGTCGGCTTGGCTCAGTCGGTCAGCTAAAGCCGCTGCATTCATCCATCAGTTATCAACTTCTTCAGCAACCGCTGGCCAGGCACTACACGTCTGGCCAGCGGTTGCTCCTCGTTTAGAAACGGCCCGCATATATTCCTTTTTTCAAAATTGGCGACCGCCATTCCGCTAAAGCGCGGGCGGTCTTCCGTGCGTTTGCCGGAAAAAAATACCCCCCGCCCGTTCGTAAAAATCTGACGTTGAGGACGAACGCCCCAAACCAGACCGGAAAAGTCTGGAAAACTCCGCCCCAAAACTTCTGTCCTACTGCCAGACCTTGCCAGAACTGAATTTTGAATCAAAAAACATGGCGGGATTCGGCATTTATCTGTCGCAGGTGCTATCGGAAATCAGAGTGAACGGACTAACCGGCGACGGGCCGTACTTCAGCCTGACCTACCAGAAAGCCGACGGCAGCTACGGCGAAAAACGGCGGGTTCGACGGCGGGCCAGTGACGTGCTACCAGCGAAGAAAGACCTGCTGTCAATTCGTACCGAAGTCAGGCGTGCCGGGAAGCTGCATCTGATGGATGACAACGGCCACCGGTTCGAGCTGCATATCCCGCTACTGAGAAGCTACAACGGTAAACTAATTGACCACCGATTCTAATGGGTGTAAAGAAATTTGGCAACGTGGCCATGCTGTCCACGCCGATACCAGCCGCAGCCGTGACCCTGCCGGACTACAACCGCGATGCCAACAGCGTCAGCGGCCTGTACAAACGGCCCTTCATGGCCGGAAAACGGTCGTACATGGTCTATCCGTGGGGGAGTAATAACCTGCTGCCAAACGAAATGATCGACCTGTACCGGTCCAACGGCGACGTAATGAACCTGGTGCAGGCCCGAATCGACTTCCTGTTCGGGGCGGGGTGCGGCTGGTATCGCACCAAAACCAACGAAAAAGGCCAGCCACAGCGCGAACCGTACAGCGATGCGGCCACGAAAGCGTTTGGTGAGGCCAACGATCTGGCAGCTATCGTCAACGCCCTGGCCTCGTCGCTGGTGGAGGTGGGCAATACGTTTGCCAATTTGTCCCGCGATCAGGGTAGTGCATTCCCGATAATCTCGGTTAAGGACGCGCTGTTGTGCCGGGCCGAGGTGGCCACCAAAGGCTACGTCGATAACTGGTTGCTGGCTCCCGACTGGCGTACCGTCCTTAATGGTCGCTCCATCGTGGCCGTGCCTGCCTGGACAGCGGCCCGCCGGTCGGCTCCCGAAACGCTCCACCAGATAAAGCGGTCACAGACGGGGCAATTCTACTACGGGTTTGCCCAGTGGTGGGCGGCTGCCGAGTGGATTAAGCTGGCCAACCGCATTGCGCCGTTCCACAATGCCGGTCTGGATACCGAGTATAACGTGACCCGCATTTGCCGGGTGGCCAGCCGGTATTTTGAAACGTTCGGCGGAGAGACCGAGGAGGATCAGAAGGTCTTCAAAGACAAGTTTTACGAAGCGGTAGACAACCTGCTGTTTGGCAAAGAAGGCAAGAACCGGGTGCTGTTCGACGAGTGCGAAATCAGTATCGATGGCAAGCTGATTCCCTGGGTGGAAATCGTGGCCCTCGATAAGAGCATTTCGGGCAAAGAGTACACGGAGCTGTATCAGGCCGCTATCCTGGCGTTTGCCAACGCATCGGGCGTACTGGCCGGTCTGGCGGGTATCAACGACGGCAAGATGCTCGGCGGCTCCGGTTCCGAACTGCGCGTGTCGGCTGAGTACCAGCAGTTTTACCGGACACCCCGCGAACGGCAGGCCATCGAATCCTTTTTTAACCGGGTCGTAAAACCCGATCTCAAGCTGCCCGACGACGTGTCGTTCGGGTTCGAGAACATTCAGCTCGAAAGCCTGGACAAACAAAAGTCGGGTTCGTCGCAGAAAACCACGTCCACCACGCCGAATACGGCCAAAGAAACCCCAGCCAATGCTGCTTAAAGATGTCAACGATCT